TCTGTAGCTGTCTGTACCTCTCCTGTAGCTCCATTAGGTTCACCACTACTAGCAGTACCAACAATACCACCAAAGTCAGACATTCCTGAACCACGGTTATTATTACCATCTGATTGTCCACCTCCACCTGATGAGTGGAATACAGTACCAGTATTCATACTATCCGTAGGCTTAAATGAAACGTGAACATGGTCTCCGTGGTTCTGAGTCTTATTACCTCTATCAGGCATTAAGCTCCATACCCTAGCAGGTCCATAGATATTATTGACATTCATGAAGAACTTCTGACCCCAAATTACATAGTCAATATTAAGTTCATCCATGTTCTCAATAACAAAACCTGCAATAGTATCACCAAGTCTATAGTTATCATTAGTCATGAAGTCTACTGCTAGTGATTGGTCTGGTTGGTGTCCTGGGTAAGTAATGAATTGCTCTTCAGGTGTATTAGTAGCAATAGCTATAGCTCTTTTAACTCTAGCTACATGAGGTTGCCATGCACCTGTAGCTCCATCCCAATGGCTTCTAATGATGTCTCCAAAGGCATTACCATCAATTAAGTCATAGTATCCATTAGAACCATCTGAAGCATTTGTAGGTTGAAGTAACTGTGCATCAATCTTATCAAGTATATTATCATTGTTTGAGTTAATACCTGACCTTACATCATTTGCTAAAGAGTAGTAAGAAGCATACCCTGCGGCAGCATAGTCAAACAAAGCTCCACCAATTTGAAAGAGTCCTTTCATAAACTCATCGAATGTAGTTTTACCTTGGACATTATACATCTTTTGGTTGTTACCTGCAGTTTGTTCAGCTAGCAAATACATGTAGTCAATAAGGAAGTCATCTACAGAATTGAAGTGCATATATGTACCACCTTCATTAGAAGGTCTAGCACTACCTGTAGTAACTACAACACCTGAAGGTCTAGTACCTGCTGTACCAGTAATACCACCCCAGTTATTATCTGCTTTAGCTACTGCTGAGTTACCCCAGTTAGACTCAATATAAAGTTGAACAATAACACCTGAAGGAAGTAGATTGTATTTAGCACATCCATCAAGGATAGTTTGTACTAAACTTGCAGGAAGTGTATTACCACCATAAGTAATATCACCACCAGTATACTTCTTATCTCCACCAAAAGCTGAGCCTTTAGTAGAACCACCTTCTTTAAGTCCTGTCTTAACTCCATAAGGTCTAACAATGATTTTAAACCACCAATGAGCAAACTTATCAAAGTCATAAGATATTGATGTATAGAACTGAGCAGGAACATTACTTGTCATTACTGATTGATACTCAATACCATGCAAGTCGGTTACTGAAAACCTTCTTTGAAACCCTTGCCTTTTCCATCTCTCTGTAGATGAATTGACAGCATTTAAGAGCTTCTGTGCTTCTGTCTGCATCTATACCTCCTTATCGTTATATAAGTATTTCTCTACGGTTAATTTAAAGCTTGTGAATCCATCATAGGTAGTAGTAACTAGAATCTCTGAGATGTAGAAGTAATCATCTTTAGACATTACTTTCTTGAAGTATTTAGAACACTTCTCTGACTTAAGCAGTCTGTCTACAAATGTCAATCTTACCTTATCTCCTACGTTGTAGTTATTAGGTAAGTCTTTGATATCAAAGGTATAACCTACTTTTCTTCTACTGTGGATAAGCTTTCTTACTGCTTGTGTGTAAAGTTGTCTACTAGCTACAAGTCTATCTTCATCTGATAGCTCTTTGTTGTTGTTAGCTACAGGTTGGACATCATTAGATGTGAATGATTGCTCATATACTCTACCTGCTTCAAGAGCTAAACCTTCTTTATCTAGTACAGCATAGTCACCATTATTGTTAGCTCCAAAAGGAATTAAGTCAATATAGTCATAACTACGCTCAGTATTTACTTCCTCACCAGTTAGAATAACAGGAAAGTCAGGATTCTGTAGATAAGGTCTATTATAGACATCTCTAAGAGTAAGAGTAGTAGTACCTGAGTCTGACTTATCTGTAAGATAGATACCATAGTTAGTAATTGTAGTGAAGTCTCTTTGAGTTACTAGCTCATTACCTAACAAGTTAGTTTCATTAACCATTAACTCTTTATACTGTCCAAACCTACCAATCTCAATAGTTCTTTCTTCAGTAAGTGATACTCTCCAAAAGACATCCTCAGTCTGTTTACATACATCTGTAAGAGCTTGTAGCTTATCCTGATTAGAGAATAGGTAAGTGATAACAATATCATCTGTACCTTCTTCAGTGAACTTATAAGTCCAATTCTCATCATTGAACATACCACTAAGCTTAGATAACTCAACATAGTTTACTGAAATACCATCATCTTTAGTAGTATTTTCACCTTTATCTACATCCTTATCATCTTTAGGCTTTTCAGTAGTTACTTCAGTCTTACCTTTATTGTAACCATCTTTAGTAGTTACTGTAGTAGTAACAGTACCATCTGGTCTAGTAGTTACTGTAGTTTGAGTATAAGCTCCTTTACCAGTAACTACTTTAGTAATATGACTGACTACTTCTCTGGTAGTACCATCTGACATCTCATAAGTAGTTGTCTTAGTCTTACTACCATCTTCATTGTAGACTGTGTTAATGGTCTTGTTACCAGTCTTAGTAACCTTCTTCTCTTCAGGTTCTCCATCTTTCTTATCTTCTTCTATAGGTTTTTGGTTTGAGATAATCTCTCCACCTTCACCCATTGAAGCAGGTCTAATATACTCATCATAAGTGTATATCTCACCTAGTGTAAGTTCTTTAATGGCATAGTTTGTAGGTACTCTTCTGTGTTGAAGTTCAGTAGCTACATGGACTGCCTGAATAGTAGTAACACCAGTAACATGGTCTGAATCAATTCTTTCAGTAATACCATGAAAGATATGACCATTATCAAAGGTTAGAACAAACTCAAATTGTGCATCTGGAATAGGACTATCCATAAGCACTTCAGTAGGAAGTTGGAAACTAATACTAGGTGTATCCATAATTTTATGACTTACACTAATATTGTTTCCTAGGAATACATCATTAGTAATGTAGTGTCTAGTGTCCTTAGTCGGTTTCCAATACAGAGTCAGGGACATTTCCAAACACCTCCACAGCTCTAGCCATTACAGCTTCTTCAGACATATCATCTTTCTTAGATTCCACATTAGACATGATTTCATTCATTTCTTCCTGAGAACGGATAGAGTCAGCAAAGCAAGCACTACATGGTTGAGGATAGAAACCTAGGAATCCTGCTACAACTACATTGAATAGCTCTACTGCAGAGTGATAGATTTCTTCTACCTCTGCATTATTCATGTCTACTTGCCATGCTTCAAAAGCAGTAATCATTTGAACTGAAGCATGTTTAAGTGAACACCACAAGTCAGGGTTAGCATCCTCAGTAGAAAGGCTCTGTAAGGCTCTCATAACGCTTCTACGCTGTTCTGTAGTTCTCTCTAGTGTTTCCTTCGCAAACTGCAGTTTCTTTGTTAGAGAGCTTCTCACAGCCTCATCTGATGTTCCTTTAACATAGAGTAAAGAGTAATACTTTTCTACTGTAAGTCTGAAGTGATATTCAAGAGCTACAGTGTTGATTAAGTTGGTAAGTAGTTCTTCTGTTAGTCCTACTGATGATTGTTTGTTCATTAGATTGTCAACCTTTCATAGTCAATAAATACACAGAATGATTCTGAGGTAACACCATCAACTGAGATGATATTATATCCTCTCTTGATATGCCACCATACATTATCACAAAGTGTTAGATTCTCATTACTTACAACTTCAGCTTCACCACATAAAGCATCTGTAGGACAGCTAAATGACTGAACTAAGCCAGTGCTTGAAATGGATAGATAACCTTGGTCATAAGTACCTTTAAGTTTAACCATAGTATCATTAATCATGATTCTAGGGTCTTTAAATTTACCTTGTAGAGTAATTGTTACATCTCTAGACTCAACTACAGTGTCTGAATAGAACTTAGTAGACCAAGCTCCATCCACACAAGCATCACAGTGAGATTCCCCCCAAAGTCTTTCATTACCAAACCTTTCTCTACCTAGTTCACAGTTATGGATGATACGGTAGTCACTATTACATTTCTGATAAAAGCTTAACCATACATCCCCTTGCACTTCACATAGAGAAATAGCTTTAGATAACTCACAGCAATCTTTAGCACAGTCTTCACAAGTACCATTTAGGGTTCTCGAAGTCTGACAGAAAGCTTGGCATGTAGAGTTTTGGAAACAACTAGCTATCATGTTAACAAAATTACAATCTGCATAAGGAAGAAGGAAAGTAGTATATCCATCTGCCTTGTGCCATACTGCATCTGGATTAGTAAAAGCTACCTGGAAGCTTAAGTATCCATTATCTCTCATAGTCCACTCATAGGTAGGTGTATAAGAGTCTAAAATAGCATTACACCATATTAACTGACCACCAGTGTCAATAGCCCACAGCTTACCTACTGTCAATAAGTTATCCTTAATGAAGTCTTGGTGGGCTTGGATATTAACCATATCCCAATCTGTAGTTCTAATAGATAAGTCTAAAGTAATCTTATCATCTTTAAGGAGTACCTGGTCTCCTGTAATTTTCCAATAACTACCATTCCTAAACATATACTCTGTAGTTTCATACTTAGTAGTTATTGTTTCTGAAGGACTAGAGTTAATAGCTTCAGTACCACTAAACACTAGGTCATTGTATTGGATGAACCTTCTAGGTCTAGCTACAAAGTCTGAAGTTGACCTAGCACCTAAACATGTTGTCATGGTCTAACTACCCCCTTAATTTCACTCAAACCATTGATGAATGAAGCTTTATTATCTACATTCTGAGTAATGTTGTTAGTAGTATTGTTAACTACAGAATGTCCTGTATGTCCTGCTAGAGCTTTGAGAGCTTGTGTAAGATTCATTTGATTTAGGTTATCAAGGAATTGCTTACCTAACATGGATGATACTGAACGTTTAAGTACATATTCACCTGCAGTTAACATAGCAGGTATAGTATCAGTACCTAGTGAAGCAAAGCTTCTTCTACCTACTACACCACCTGTAGAGTGGTACTCAGGAATAATACCTCCATGCTGTCTCTTCTTGGTACTCTTAACTGTAGTTTCATTGATAGTAATATCAACTGTCTTACCTCTAAGAGAATCAATAGCTGATTGAATTTGTTGGATTTTATTAAGTACAGAACTTACATCAAATCCATTAGCAATCTTGCTAGAGATAGAAGCACCAAGAGCTTCCCAACCAAGGTTCTCAATCTGATTCTTCTGCTCATTCATCTTATCAACAATTCTACTTCCAAGTCCTGACACAAAACCATTAGAGAAGTTACTTCCTGATTGTTGACCAAGTGATGAAGCCATTGAAGCAAACTGAGCTAGAGCACTTTGTAGCTGATTGATAGTATTCAAGACATTTGTCAAGTTACCAATAATAGCATCATTATCATTGATACCTGAAAGACTCTCAATAGCTGTCTTAATAGCATTAATACTATTGTTGAAATTATCTGCATTTACTTCAGGGAATTGATTAATAGCGTTAGCAATAATCAAGATATTATTGACTGCTTGTACTGCAGACATAATATTAGATGATAGCTTCTGAATGTTTTGCAAGCTTGTAGTTAAGCCTGAATCATCTGAAGATGCAAGAGACTGAAGTACAGATTTAATCTTAGCAACTCTAGTTTCAATACCTGAACCTTCTACATTGATTAGGTCTGGGATTGTCATGAGTGTTTCTGCCATTGTCTTAAAGCTATTAACTACAGAGGTTACTTGACCTACAGCTTCAGATACTTTAGCAAGCTTACCAATGTCTTGGATAAAGCTTCCTGTATCACTATCAGTCAATGATTTAAGAACTGATTGAATCTTAGCTACGCGTGTTTCAATACCACTACCTTCAATGTTAATCAAGTCAGGAATCTGAGATAGAGCATCAGCAATAGTCTTAAGTGAATTAATCATATTACTTGCTTCTTCTGCTAGTTTACCATAATCTGATTTACCTTTAAAGGCATCAAACATAGACATTAAACTTCCACCGTTTTCACCTGCTTGAGTGATTGATTGAAGTGCTTGTCTTAACTGTTCAATCTTAGCAGGAATACCACTAAGGTCTTCTATTGAGTTAATTTCATTAAGTGATGAAGCAATGCTACTAAGCTTACTTGTAAACTCAGTTACACTCTTAATATTGGATGTTACATCCTTATTGAAAGGTGTATCTTTACCAAAGATGTCAAGTGTAGCTAGTTCACTAATCTTAGACAAAGCATTTTTAACTGACTCAATCTTAGATGAGATGTCCAATCCATCAGGGATATTGTTAAGACTATCAGTAATACCTTTAATCTTATCTGTAAGTTTCTTGAAGTTCTCATAACCTTTTAGTACATCATCTTTAATGTCAGGAGGTGTATCAACTTTAAATTTACTTACTGTTTGTAGTGTCTTCTTAAGGTTCTCTAGCTTAGTTTCTATAGCTTCAAGACCTGCATCATCTAACTTAAGGTCACTAATCTTCTTAACAAAGTCAATTAGTTTAGTGAATGACTTAAATTTAGCATCTAGTGAAGCACCATCAAGTTTAGAAGTAAGAGCTTCTAGTCCTTTACTGATGAAGTTAATAGAATCAAGCCATGAATCATTCCCTAGCTTCTTAAGGCTATTCATGACATTAGTTAGGTTACTAATCTTTTCATCAATAGCAGATGTGTCAGAAGGTACTTCTACCTCATTAATATCTTTAATGAACTGTGTAAGCTTCTTAACTGTACTGATAAGATTACTTGTAGCTAAACTATCAAAGAATGTACCTAGAGCATTAATAGCATTTAGGATAGGATAAGATACAGAAATAGTGCCTAGAGAGAATGTAGAAAATGCTTGATTAAGTTGTTGGTGAATAAGACCAATCTTCCTAATCTGTAATACGAGTGAACTTACATCATCAGGAAGTTCTAAGTCCTGGATATCTTTAACAAACTTAGATACCTTATTGAATATCTTGATATTGTTTCCTGTCTCAAAACCTTCAAAGAATGAAGAAAGAGTATTAAGTCCATGAATGAATGGGTTAGATATTCCTCCCTTATCTCCAAACTGAATATCAGCAAAAGCACTATTAAGTGTTTTTTGGATATTAGCAATATTCTGTAGCTTAGTCTTAAGTGCAGTTAAGTCTTCAGGCATGTTAAGCTGACTGAGTGTAGCAATTAAGTTAGTTACTTTAGAAATATTATCTGTTAGAGAGTTTACTTCTAAACCTTTAACAATATTACCAAAGATATTACCAATAGACTTAAGTGCATCTACAGGATTCTTAATACCACCACCACTTACCGTACTAAGCTCACTAATAAGCTCAGTCATGTTCTTAAGTTTCTTGATGGTATCTTTGAACTTAGACTTGTCAGGAATATTCTTAACACTACCTTGTAGTTTAGTAAGTTGATTTGCTAAAAGGATGATACTTTCAACTTGGATAGCTTGTGCTAGGTTACCAATAGTACCAAAGATAGATGGTAATAGAGCTAGAGTAGAAATATTACCACTAATAGCACTAGCTAAACTCATCTCAGTAACAAGAGCTGTAAAGTTAACCATCTTCTTACTGAAAGTACCTGCATTAGGTAATTTAACTTTATTGATTCTAGCTACAGTCTTAGCTACAGACTCCATAGCTTTAGCAACTACTACCATAGTACCTGATATAGCTAACATTGATACTAACCCTGCTCCTAGAGCTAAAGCACCAATACCTTCTGTAGCTACCATCAAAGCACCAATAGTAGTAGCAATAAGACCAACTATAACAACAAGACCATTCATAGCTAACACAGTACCATACACTTTACCTGTATCAAACTTGACATTGTTAAGCTGTTCCATTGTCTTAGCCATAAGAAGCATACCAGTAACTACTCCTGCAATAGCAGTAGCACCTATAAGTAAGTCCTTACCTAGTTCTTTACGTTGAAGTATTTTACCTAAAACTACAGCGTAGCCTGCCATAGCAGATACCATAGTTACCATAGTACCTACTTTAACTGTAGCTTC